CTGATCTCTACACCGTCACGCTTGATGACCGTGGCTGTACGCACCTGAACCATTTTGTAGTCGCCCACGATCTCTATTTTGTCTTGTACTGTTTCTTCTGTTAGTGCCATCGTTTATCTCCTTTATGGCTTGGACTGTCCGACCCAAAGCTATGCAGTGGGTTATGATGTTTGGTAGGTCATAGCTATTTGAAAAGTTCCTGCCCCTGAAGCCAACCCTCCGCTGTCTGCTTGAATGTATGTAGCAGACTGAAATGTACTGCTTGGAACCAAGAAGTATATTGCACTACTGCTAGAATTAGAGTGAATTAAAATGCTACCGTTAGAGCCTATCAAGCCGTTATCGTTATACGCAATACTTGCAACACCTCTAGATGTACCGTTACTCGCAAAGGGAAGCCCCCCAATACTTAATTGACCAGAACCGCCGCTCTTTCCTGTCCATGAAAGCATTATACTCAGATGAACCATTCGTCCTATTTTTGTATAAACGCCCTGTTGCGAGGAATAACTTATTGAGGGGTTTTGGCCTGCGCCAAGGAAAAATGGACTGAAAGTCCCCTCCTCATAGTCATCCAGCTTATTAGCCGACCCAGTGCCGCCAAGGTAGACACCGCCAGAGAGGTAGAGGTCAGTAAAACGTGATGAAGATGTACCTAGCGCATATGACGCATCTTCTGTCGTACCGCTGTTATTTGATGAATAAATACCCGTGCTTGAAAATGCTATTCTTGCTCCACTTTCTTTACCAATCATTGGGTTTCCGTAGAAGGAATCAATACTCCCCACAGTGGTGCCGTCTTTGCTTAAACGTACAATCTCACCATCGCTAGTGCCTCTGTTAAAGTCACCCGCACGAGTGCCATCAGATGTAGATTTAAAAATACCATTAGATTGAAGAACCATTCCAGTATCAGGATCAGAAGCAGTTGTCGTCTTACCCACCAGCAAGTTACCGCTGGCATCCACCCTTGCACGTTCACTGCCGCCATTCCTAAAGACAATGGAGCCAGCTTCATAATTTTCTATATAACCGCTAGTGTTAAAGGCATATAAATCAAAACCGTTAGTTCCACCTGAGCCAGATGCAGCATCTGTTAACTTAACATGTGCGCCATTGCCACTGCTATTATTTATCTCTAGCCCAGTACCTGTACCACTTTCAAAAGACGGCGAACTCGTCCTAATTCCAACATTGTTATTTGTGCTATCAACGTACAGAGTATTTGTATCTACGGTTAAATTCCCACCGACAGAAACGTTTGAGTTAAATGTCGTGGCTTGCGCTATTTCCGCAGGCGGCAACGCCGTCATAACCGCTGGACCAAGATGCACAACGTAGATGTTGTTGGTTCCTGTCGGGGGAGCAGATGTAAAAGTAAGCGTGGTTCCCGCGCAACTGTACGCAACTGTCGGGTCTTGAACCACATTCTCAACAACCACACGAACATCGTTCGTTAAGCTGATTTGAGACATTGTAAATGCCGTTGTGGACCCGTCACCACTGAACGTGTCTTTCACCGTGTTTGTATATGCTTCCGCCGGAGGATTACCGATATAAGACATTAAGTGATCTCCAAAATACTCATCACAACATCAACGGACGAAGCCGTGTCAGATTTGACTTTAAGGGAATCTCCAACTTCTAACACAACCTTCTGATCACCACCAATTATAACAATTGAACCCCCGCTGGGCACAGGAGCCTGTTTGATCAAATACGTGTCATTTGAAGAATCATTAACCGTAGCATCAATCAGAACTTGCGACGATGTAGTGTTCGCAACGACTAATCCAATTACCGTGGTTTCAGTGGAAGAAGGAACCGTATAACTGCCAACCGCTGTCAGCGAAGTCCCTACCGACCTTGAAAGTTTTCTTTTAAAGTTATTCGCCATTTGACTATCCTAACGCAATCGCAAGCGCGACCGCAGTTCCCGCTTGATCTACATCTAAGTTTGTTCGAGCCGCCGCTGCGGTGGATGCGCCAGTGCCGCCATCCGCGACTGCTAAATCAGTTATACCAGAAATTGAGCCGCCTGTAATCTTTGCATTTGACATGCTTAGATTATCACTAACGCTGTAAACAGCAGCCCCCGCACCCGCACCATCACAATACAAAATGGCGGTCTGCCCATTTGTTACTGTTACGTTGCCGCCTGTACCCTGTGTAACCGTAATGTCTCGACTTCCAGACAAAGCATTCTGGAAAAGATAGAACGCAGAAGACGTATTTGGCGCAACAGTCAAAGTAACTGTGCCACCTAAATCTCCGCCATCAATAAACTTAATTGCACGGAACATTCCGTCTTCAAGGTTACTTGCGCCCTGAGAAGGCGAAGCAGGACGAACTTGCAAAGTAGATGTTGTGCTAGAAAGCGTAATGCTTTTGTACCCTGACAAACGGTCAAATATGTCAAAGTTATTGTTGGTTGTATCACCCCAAGAGCCAGATTGTTCCCCCGTGGCGGGTTTCTCAATCGCAAAGTTTGTCGAAAAGGTACTAGGCATTTATTTCTCCTATGCCGCTATATCTGTCCAACCCGGAACTTGTGACGGCGTTTCATCTGACCATGTTGGAGATTGAGATGGATTAACCTCACTCCAGTTTGGATTTTGTGACGGATCAACCTCACCCCAAACGAAAACATCTCCAACTTCACCTGTTGCACTTACTCCTGATACTGCAAAACTTGCATCGGCTTTGACTGTAACAGTACCAACATTTCCAGTTGCAGGCAATCCTGTTACGGGTACGATGACCTCAATAAAGATAAATACATCCCCAACTTCGCCTGTACCAGCGATTCCATTGGGGAAAATATTAGCTGTTCCCGTTACAATAACAGAGCCAACTGAACCCGTTGCCTCTTCCCCTGTAACAGCCACAACTGCGCCTGCATCTACTGTTACAGTGCCTACACCACCTGTTGCAGCAACGCCTGTCGCTGGAACATTTGCGTCTGCGGCAATATCAACGCTTCCAACCTGACCTGTGGCTGCAGAGCCTGTAACAGCAACATCCGCGTTTGCAGCAATAGTTACAGAGCCTACAGCCGTAGTTGCTTCTAATCCTGTCGTTGGAACGTTTGCATCGCCTGATATTGAAACAGTGCCTGTAGCACCTGTGGCAGCAATGCCTGTTGGGAATACATTAGCTTCAGCAACAATAGCGACCGTGCCGACTGCACCAGTTGCTGTTTCACCTGTTACTACAACATTTGCATCCGCAATAACAGAAACAGAGCCAACCGCGCCCGTGGCGGAAAGCCCTGTTGTTGGAACATTAGCTTCAGCAACGACTGAAACGGTGCCAACAGCACCATTAGCAGCCTCTCCCGTGACAATAACCGGGATAGGTTCGCCCCAAGTCCCTTGGGACCATGTGCCTCTACCCCATCCCGCGATTATTGCCATCGTTCTTTACCTATTAGGCAATGCGGATAATAGCGTTACTCGCGTCCGCTGTTGGGAACTGAATTGTAAAGTCACCTGCAGTTGATGTTTTATCGCCACCAAATGCTAAAATAACTACAGAATCAGTTGTGCCTGTTCCACCGCCAGTTGTGGTGTTATATATCATCGCACCATTGGCAGTGATTGTCGCAGTAGAAAACGTTAAATCAGAAAAATCCGTAAATGCTGTAGTACCAGAAGCTGTTGGATTGACGTTAGTCAATGCCGCACCACCTGCTGAATAACCTGTTCCAGTGACTTCATTTGTAGTCGAATAATCTGTTGTTGTTGCGTCCAATGTGGCAGAGCTTGTAAAAAGCGCCAAATTAAACGTATGTCCGCTTGAACGGAAGTCGTGCTGTCCTTCAAGCAATTCCTGCTTGAACGAAGTACACATTGCTTGGGTGATCGCCATGTCATAATCTCCTTATTGCATCAGCCAGTTCTGGATGCCCCGCATCATTAAGGGCATTATACACAGTTGTGCGGTCACTGCGAATAGCTTCGCGCATATAAAATGCAACCACCTTCTCCATGTGCTTTTGAAACGCTCGGGCTTGATCCCTAATAGCAGGGTGTGCTTCGTCAGAAACACTAATTAATTTAGCCACGCAACGTTCTGCAACTTCATCAGGTGTAAATCCTCTGCCTTCGGTAGTTTGAACCGTTACAACGGGAACATCTGGTAATTCAAAGTTTAATTTAAACATTAGGATTTAGTCCTGATTACTTTTCCAACTCGGTATTCTTGTGTAGTTTCTTTAGCTTCACCTAGCATTTTTAACCCAGACACAGCTTCTGAAAATCTTTGATTATACATAGCTGTAATATCCTGCTCACCTTTCATAAATATATAAGCCTCAATTAAGGAGCCGTATAAAAGTGCTAGTTCACCATTTGTGCTAATCCAAGTTGTGCCACTACCAGTGCCTGCAGTTAGACTCGCAGGTCTATATAAATAATGCAATTCAACCACATAGTTTGTGTCTGGAGTTGGTCCCACAATAAAATTATCCACATCAAATTGGGCGTAATATTTAGGCGCACCTGTAGTAGATGGATTTGGAGTATACGTCTGAACAAAAGAAACTTCTTTAAATTCAATAAACGTCTTTATTCCACTAGCAGTGTAACTTAGAGAGAACGGCGCAAGAAAGTCGCTCGGGCAATTCAGGTATTGATTACTTGCGGTGAGTGTCGCTGTTTGATTTCTTCGAAACAAATCAAGCTGAACTGTTTTCAGAATCCGCTCTTCAGCCGCTCTAATAAACACAGGTAGATTTGAAACAAACGTTGTTTCACTATTCTCTGTATAATCTTGAATTGCTTGCTTTAGCTCATCGTATGTGAAACTCATGCTGCCACCGTATTAACTTTATAGCCCATACCACTATGAACACTGCAATAAGTATACAGTGTTGGCGCACCTATTGCGACATCTATCTGAGTATAAGCACCTGCGCTCCCCGGAGTGCCATTGTAAGTAACGCCTGTCGTGTACTCTACGCCGCCGCCATGTGTGCCGTCTGGTGTTGTTGAAAAGCGCAGAGGATGACCAGAGTTGGAAGAATCAGACTGATCATAGCGATAAACCAAACCTTCCGTAACATCTCTTCCGGCTGGACCGGGAGCAGCACCGTCTTGTGCGAAAATATTTGATCCGAACGGTGCGAATACCGTTATTGAATACGTTTCTTCAATCGGGAACGCAGTGGCATCACCCACTTGACCTGTAGCGGAAACACCTGTTGGTGTGATGTCTTCTCCGATAGAAGTGCTTGCTGTACCAACAGTTCCTGTACCTGCAACTCCTGTTAGGGAAACAACGACATCCGCTTGGTTCGTAACAACACTTAATTTACCCACTTGACCCACTGCTATTAAATCAGGGCCACGGTACGGAAATCCGCCACCACCAACACTTACGTCTAAAGGTTCTACTCTATCTGGACGAGCGTTTTTTATTGCTTGAGGGTCTGGGGGAACTCGCAAAGGCTCTAACTGTGGATGCTTTTCTTCCCACTCATCTTTACCAACAAGAAGACCGTTCCACTCTTTTCTCATGTCTTTTAACCGATATCTGAAACCAGATCGGTCTGAAATGCCGTAGGCCCATTTACCTGTTGCGAATTTAGACAATGCGATAATTCCTTAAACTTGGTGTTATTTGGAATGATGCACGATCTCTATCTTCGTCAATCGCACGGCGCATTTCTTCTTCATAGACAGCTTTTAGCATTTGAACACGCTCTGGAGCGCGTTTTAAAGACAAATAATAAGCTAATCCTGCAGAAAGACAGGGATAGAATCTAAATGGAACATCTACTGTATTTACAGGCGTATCGGCATCATCAATTCTAGTCAAACAGTCATAGACAATAACATCAGTACTATTATCTGGAACAGGCCAAACTTTTAAAACAGGAGTTATTTGACGATCAACAAAAAACTGAGTAACGCGGCCTTCAGTCGTTTTAGTTGGAATAGCTAAATATTCATCACGACTGATACGATCTATAGTGTAATCTGTGCCACTGCGACGAACAACTGCTGACAAAATGTCTATGACATCTCCATCTAAAGTATAATCGCCATCAGATTCTACCGCTGTGATAGTTCGTTGCTTAATTGTCCATTGATTTAAGCCACGATTTGCCCAATCAGCAAACATTAAGTTCATAGATCGTTTTGCTGTTCGTAAATCATATCCTGTGCGAACTTCTAAGCCACAACGCTCAAAAGCCTCTTCGATGTACTCTGCGACATCTAATTCAAAGTCTGTTGAGCCTGATACGGTCATTTCTTTTTCCTTCTAAGCGACTTAACTCGCTTCGGCTTTCCTGCAGGTTGCCCAAGACGTTTCTTCTGGGCTATTCTACTACGCTTTTCAGTCGATGTCATCTCTGACGCTGTTTTTGGCGTTTTAGAACTTACACGCTTTGTTGGTCGGCAATATGGTGTGCCTCGCTTTTCTCCTTTTTTGCGACCGCAAGCCTTGCCAGTGCGGACATCTTTCCAGTCCTCTTTA